CAACGCTCAGAAAGGAAATGAACCTTCATTACGTCTTCTCCTGAAGTAGCAGCACCACCTACAGAACCTGTAATCCAAGACTTCATTCTTCGGTCATCAGCTTCAGAAGCACGATAACGAGCGTGAAGGAATGGTCTACGAATGTTAGTACCCAACATCTGGTCGTAAACGGTAGTTGTTCCAGCAGGAACCAATACACCCTCTATGTCTCCTGTAAGACCACGAGTAGAAGCATCGTTAAGATATTTCCAATCAGTCTTGTAGAAGTCATAAGAACCTCTTCGGAATCCAGAGAATCCTAAGTTCAGAGCCATTTCAGAGCTGTTCTCGAATACTCCGTAAGAAGTACCACCAGCACCGTAAGAGTTCTGAGCAGCAAGCATATCGTCCATATCTAGTGACGTAGCACGATTCAAGAAAAGCATGTTCTCCTCAATAGCACCCTGCTTGTCAAGGTTAGCTAGAATCTTGTCGAAGTCAGCTAAACCAGTAGCAGCAGTGAAGTTGTTATACACGTTTCCTCGCTCCTCGATAGCAGCAAAAAGACCCTGTGTACCTTTCACGTTAGCACTAGCACTACCTCCAGCTAGTTGTCCGATAGCAGCAGAACCAGCAGCAGCAAGCTCACCTTCTACAGAAACCATCTCTAGGTAATCCTGAAAACGTAGACGAGTCTCGCCTTCAGCCTTCAAGTACCATAGGTATCCAGAAAGTCCAGCCTCATCAGTAACTTCAACCCAACCAATTTGAGAAGCGTCAGAACCTGAAACCTCATACTGGTCTTTGATGATTACTGGGCTATTGTTGTACTGAGTAAATGATGGTGTAATAGAACCACTCATAGAGTCAGTACCCTTACCAAATTCAGAACCATATACGAAGATTTTAACCTCTCCACCTTCACCTGGCTGTCCAACAGCAGTAGAAACTGCGTTCAAGTTAGCGGCAGTGTAAGGAAAAGCGTTAACATCCCAGTTAGTAGCTCCAGCAGCAGGCTCGGCATCAACAAAACACTTAACAGAGTTTAGGCTTACTGTGTTATAAACAACAATAGTAGAACCAGCTCGGATAATAGGTTGAATAGATTCTCCAGCAGAGTTTTCACCAGCTACGTTTGTGATTGCCGTTGCACCAGCGGCAATAGCAGGAGCAGAAACAGTAGTAGCTCCTCCACCACCCATACCACTCTCGAAAGAAAGGTGTAGACGGTTTTGCTCAGACCAAATAACTTGGTCAGAAGTCATTGGCATCTCAGCCCCAACCATACGAAGAAAACCAGAGATTGTACGGTTACCGTAACGCTCTACTTCAGCTTCATAGATTTCAGGTAGATACTGCTGTGCGAAGTCGTTTCCGCTTCCATCAGCAAAGTTTAAATAAGAACCTTGAGTAATACTCTTAAATGGAGTAGGTACCAAGGAAAACGAACCCAATGGGTCGTTAGTTGCAAATGTTCCCATAATTTATTAATTTTTGAACTTGTTTTTATTAATTTTAAGTTTTGAAGAGTCGATACCGTTGACAGCCTTAACCTTCAAGCCATTTATGAACAGACTGTCGTTTGACGTTTGTCTAGGTGCTTCACCTGTTATGTTCTTAGACTTAACAGCGACATCCTTGATAGCGTCAGCCTTACCCTGTTCGTAAAAGTGTGAGGCAATTTTGTCAACATTTTGGGCCGCATACATTGCTTTATGATACTCGTCAAATCTTTTTACATTACCACTTTCATCGAGAAACTTTCCCAATATGTTGTTAATACTTGACTGAGTATCAGCAATTGATTCTGGATTACTTACCCCGTATCTAAATTTCTTCTCTCCAACCTTAAAATCAAAACCTTTGAAATCGTTTTGGAAAAAATCTTTAGTTTTAGATTTGAATAAACTTCTAGATTCTTCAGCTTGTTGTTCACTCTCCTTGTAGCGATTAAAAAAGTCCATTGCTTTTCTTTGTTCGTTGGACAACGTGGGCCTCGACTTGATTTCCTCGTAGTATTTATCCTTCAAATCATTTAGAAATGAATGGGCTTTTGAAACCTCTTCTTTTTGAGCAAGTTTTTTTCTCTTGATGTCTCGCTCATCATCAAGTTCTTCATCGTAACGAAAGTTTTCTTCCATTACAAAGTCTATTTCCTCATCGTTAAGATGTGGTTTTGTTTTCTTATAGTACTCTCTTAGTAGTGTTTCTTCATCTACGTTTGAGTAGTCTGTGTTTAGTCGGACATAGTCCTGTAGGTCACCACCTGTTTCTTCAATAAACTTTACTAGCTTATCTACACCCTCTGGTAGATTTATCTTAACCTTGTCTTCTGTTTGTTCAACAACGGGTGTTACCTCTTCTTTTTCTTCTTCTTTTTCAGTAATCTCTTGTATTACTACTTCCCCTTCTTCTGACTTACCCCCATCATCTGAACTGGTGACTTCTTCGGGAGTGCCTTCAGGTTTTGGTTCGGGTGTTCCTTCCTCCACTTTTTGTAAAGTTTCGGTAGGTTTATCCTCATGTACGTCATTTGCGCTTTGCTCTTGAACGGCATCTTCTTTTTCTTTTAGTTCCTCTTTCTTTTTAGAAAGGTCTAACTTGGTTACTGTTTCTTTAGCCTTCTTAGGCTTGACTTTTGACAAGTCTACTTTTGTTTCCGACATAATAATATAATATATAATTGTTTAAAATCACTTCGGCTCAAATTGCTCTAAACCGATACCACCCAACACATCGTTTCCAGAGGACTCAAAGTCTGTTGGTAGTAAGTTGTTTTTTCTTTGGTTGATGAGTTCACGATGAGTTCACTCTGCTGAGTACCCTGCATCCTAATTCTTTTATCCTTTCGGTCCTCTATCTCTTGTTCTTTTTGACCCTCAGCATTAGCCCTTACTTGAGCTAACTGCATGTTGAAATCAAACTCAGCCTGCATTAATCCTCTTTTTATTTCAGCCTCAGTCTGAAGTCTTTGTATTTCAAACTGCGCCTTAGCCTGCTCTATACTAATCTTTTCTTGAGTTAGGATTTGTTGTTTTTGCGCCTCAGCCATTGCCGCTTTTTCGGCTGCCTCAGCGTTAGCTTGAGCCTGCATCTGTATATTGGACTGCTGTTGCTGTTGTTCCCTTTCTAGCTTTTTCTTTCTCTTCTGCTTTAGAACCTCGTTAGCAAGCTTTAGGTTGTTTATTTGCCTAATGTCTATTGCATCCTCAATATCAATACCCCCCATTTTTATAGAAGCCTGTATGTTTTGCTCAAGCTGTGCTTTTTCCTCTTCTTCTGGCTCAAGCTCTAGGTATATACCAAAGTCGTGCAAGTGCAGGCTTGATATTTCCTCTAGCGTACCCACGTTAAATGAGCTTATAGCTCTTCTTAAAGATTGGTCAGTCAGGGCAAACTCAACAGAATCTGATATTCTTAACGATATGTTTTCACAGGTTCTAGCGATTAAATAAAGGCTAGATTGTAGTATGTGTCGTGTCGCTACGTTCGATGCATTAGCGGCAAGCTTTTGCAGCCCTACAAGTGTATCCTCCATAGGTGCGCTACCGTCACGGGCCTCATTAAGTCCTGTGACATCCCTAATCATTTGCAAGTAATACTGATAGGTGTTAATCAATGCCGCTAACTTTGACTGACCGTTTGACGAACTTAGTTCTTGTATCGGAACCTTACCCCTATTCATATCACCCTCCTGTGTCAAAGACCTACCAAGTATACTACCTGTTTGGAAGTACATATTCAAAGCCTCTTGGGGATTATAACTTGTACCATTACCGAGGTCTACCTCAGCCAATCCATCAATGTCTAGGTACACACCGTCTGGCACCAGCTTAGACATTACCTGTTGAATCTTCAGGTTAGTGATGTTTATCATATCAGCAAACCCAGTAATCTTACTTACCGTTGACTCTATCCTACCCTTATACATTCTAGGTGCTGTAATAGCATAATTCATACAAACCTTAGTCGTGTCTGATTTAGGTCTTGTCATATTCTCTGACATTTTCCAATCAATCATTTGGTCGTATCCAAGAATCTTAGCACCAGTGAACAACACCTCTATGGTTCTTGACACTTTTTTAAATGTGTCTGCTTCTGGTGGGTTGAAAGAATCTGTTTTTTCTATAGCTTTTTCTAACCCGTTTGCTGTGTGCTTTATTTTAAACACTTGGTTCATATAAGTCTTGTACTCAAAGTATAAAACCTGCACAGTATTTTCGTCATAGTCATTCCAACCAACAACATAGTCGCTTCTGTTACCCATCTTAGATATTCTGTCCAACTCTTCCTCAGAGATTGATGGGTATTGCTTTTTAAGCTCTGGTATTGTTATAGACTTAACTTCACCAACATAGTAAATATCTTCAAAGTTTGGGTCCTCAGTGTAAGACCAAACCATTTTAGCTGGGTCGCAGTAGTCTACCACAACTCCTTCAGCCTTGTTCCAATCAGTTTTT